GGGCTCTTCTTTCAATCAAGATGTACTAGACAGACCTGGTAGGAAAGTCTAGGGTGGCCTTACAGCCACAGCGGTTCTCAGAAATGAGAATAACCTAATAGTTACCGTAAGCATAAAGTCTACTCGACTGAATGCCCAAGGCGTAGATTAGGCGAAGGGAAAAACTCCCTCCCACCGCTATACCGCTTGAGTGATTGGGGAGGGCCCGCAAGGGCTCTCTCTCGTCATCTACTACTTCACTAGAGTACAACCTAGTGTTGTTGCTGAAACATCACCAGCAACCTGGCCCCTCTTTCGAGGGTAACCAAATAGGACCACACTCACAATGCCGACGGAAACCATCACAATACCATCTCAGTACAAACGCGTAGTCTTGAATAAAACCACAGGTGTCAGTACAACGACAATCTTTGGGGCTAATTCTCGACGAAACATTCGTACCTGGATGGCAGGAAGGGTTAAACCGTCAACAAAGTGGATCCCACCCACGACTGGTACATGGTCGGAGGATAAACGGGATTATTGCAGCGGAGGTTTGTACGTTATCGAGACTTCTTCCCAGAAGACGACCTATTCTGGGCAATTCGATAACGGGTTCGCTTCAATATTTGTGTGGTCTCCTCAGCCGGCTTCCAATACGACGTTACTTGGTCTTCGTACAGAAGCTAGCCTTCGGCAACAGAGTGAGTCAGATTGCCTTAACCGAATTCAATCGGGAAAGGTCAATCTTGCTCAAGCTTTTGCCGAGCGGCGCCAAACGGCGAATCTATTCGTCGGAACGGCGCGGAGGATAGCGGCCTCGATAAACGCTCTCCGCAAGGGGAACGTGACCGGGGCCCTAAGAGCTGTGGGGAGTCCGAGTAATCGGAGGACTCTAAGCTCAAGGGATATAGCAGACCAGTGGTTAGAGATACAGTATGGCTGGAAGCCTTTGCTTTCAGACGTATATGCCTCAGTCGACAAACTTCGCAAGAAGGATGAAGACGTTAATCGCTATATGCTAACAGCGAAAAGGAGGGTTTCGTCTAACGGCGGCTGGACGAATGAATTTACTGGTAACGACTGCGTTCGACGTATTGTCGAAACAGCTGAAGCCAGTTTGTTTACTCGTCTTGACTACCGCGTTCAGCACAGCGTGGTGAACAGCATGGCCCAAATGGGCGTGCTCGATCCTGCTACGTTGGCGTGGGAGCTCCTCCCGTGGTCGTTTGTTGTGGATTGGTTCCTACCCATTGGCAACTACCTTACCGCAGTTAATGCGACTAGGGGATTAGCCTTTGTGGGTGGGAGTAGATCACATCGAACCGTCACATCCAGTGATGTAACATGGAGACGTGCCCCAGGGGCCTCCTCTAGTTTCAAGGAGGTCCGTGGGGTTGGCAAGCAGACCGTTAAGAATATCTCTCGATCTGTGTACCTGTCAAGTCCGACACCACGGTTTCCCGTGATGAAAGACCCGTTTTCAACCGCCCACGTTCTCAATGCTTTAGCATTGCTTCGTGGATCCTTCCGCCGCTAATCGAAAGACTAGTGGCACACTTGAGGTAACCAAGCATGCCGGCTATCGGCAATCTCACGTTGGTAGATTCAGTCGCCGCAAATCACACCTTCGCACCTGTCACGATTGACAAGGACGGGGTACAGTGGTGGGCGGACCGAAGTGGCGGCATTGCCCTTGGATATCCTATGGTTT